AATAAACCAGTACGGGGAACGAGGGTCTCCCTCACCCCAAACAGGGCCTCTCGCATTCAGGCGAAGTGGGCAGCGATTACAGTCCATCTACCTACGCCGCTTCCTTCTCGCAGGAGCAGTGGTTGCAGTCACACGCTTGATCGGCATCCTTGCCAAACACCCCGACCCGCAGCGCCTCGTCGAACTCGGCCTTGGGCATGGCCCAGGTCACGATATCCACGTCTTGCAGTTCTTCGGGAATCTCGTATTGCTCGATAGCTTCTTCTTGCGTCTCGGCCATTATCAGGGCCGTATCCTTGACTTCCATGGCCAGGACTACAAACTCGCTCGGCATTACTTGGTTCTCCTTATGGCTTCCACGATCTGCCGGGATATGCCCTTGCCTATTCCCGGCACTCGCCGCCACTCTTCTTCTTCGGCGGAGATCATGTTTAAGATGTTATCGAAGTGGCCTTCAACGGCCCGACTACGTTCCCATCCAATACCCGGCAGCTCCTTGGCTATCAGCCGGATCAGAGAGGGTTTGGAAAGTAAGACCCCTACCGCTGGAACCTCGTAGAAGCCCAGGTGAGACTTGTGTTCCTCCAGCCCCTTCGACCACCATAGGCAAAGATGATGGATTAGCTCGGCTGTGCGGGAGGAGAAGGGCGTTTGCCGTACTATCACCCCTCCCATCAGGGTTACTGTGTTCAGATAGCCGTCGAATCCCTTTCCTGAAATCCCCAGGCTTTTCCATTTGTCTCCTACCTTCTCTTCCAGGTTGCCCCGGTTGTCTCGGCTAATGCCCTCGACCACCAGATACACCGTGTTATAGGAAGCCTGTAGGCCGGGTAGTTGGTGCCCGGCCAAGCGGCCTGATTCCAGGGAGCCGACGAGATCACGCAGCGTCTTGCGTTCCACGCCGATCATTACAGGCAGGCCCCCCGTTCCCTTGCCCATAAAAGCGGCGTCGCCAAATTCCAACCTGCCCAACTTGGCAACGCCTGGGGGAAAGTAGCTCAGAAGCTCGGCGCTTCCACGCCGGTCGTCGAGCGTGATCATCCTACGAGGTTCTTGAGGCCCTCGGAGAGAACGATAGCGCCTGCGGCAGACTCGTTAGCGTCGTCTGCCTTGCGGTAGAGTTCTGCCGCTTCGGCTTCTTTGGCCTTGGAATGGGCTTCAAGGCGGATGATAGCGCCCTTGAGAATGGCTACCATGTCTTCGGGCGATAGGAACCACATGAAGATTCGCAGCATTATCCTTACTCCTCTGCTCCATGCACCAGTTGTAGGAGCATGGGAAAATTAGCGACGGCAGCCGGTAGCTCAGTCCCTTCCAGCGCTCGCTTATGTCTGCATTCCACAATGGTCAGGCCGTAGTCTTTGCCCCGCTTCCACATCTCTACGACCATCTGAGCCCAGCCTGGGACGTCGCCGAACCCGGCATACACCTTGCGCCCGGTCTTCTGGTCATTAAGGTACTCGTCCTTGGTCTTGTGGATCAGGATGGCACTAAGGTCGGCCCGATCATTGGCGTCCCGGAGCAGCTTGCGGAAGTCGGCGTTGCACTCCCCGTACTTGAAGGGGGGCACCTTATCTAACTTGCCCAGGTGAGACAGGCGACAGGCTTCCCACATCTCCGAAGCCGAGTCAACCACGACAGTCTTGATCTTGGGGTCAGCAATAGCCACGGCGTAGGCATCTTTGGCCTTTTGCCACGCCCTCTTGTAATCCTCCAGGCTTGTTTCCACGTCCACGGACATAGACTTCGGGGCATCCAGGGGCAGTTGCCAAAGGTCCCGGCCCTTGAAGTTCGAGATCACTCCTTCCAGGCCCATGTCGTAGTCCAGCAATGCCAGGGGGCCTAACTCAGAAGCGGTCAGGGCCAGGGTAGTCTTGCCGGTTTTGACCGGGCCGATGACCATTAAGAGTAGCCGCCTTTGGATAGTGAACTCGGGCCTCTGGAAGTATTGTTCGATTGATGCCATTAGCGGCTCCTCATATACTCGGCATGATTACGTACCATCTGCCAGTTCTCTTCGATTTCGTGAGGCTGGAAGGTCAGGAGCCACGGCTGATAGATTGGGCCGGAACCCTTCCAGTTACCATTGCAATAGAAGACGTGGAACATCATCTGCGGGGCGAGGCCCAGCATTTTCAGGTAGCTCTTTACCTGAATCATCCAGTTCAGCCGGTCTTCCGGCTTGGTCTTGATGGACTTCCAGGTAAACTTGGCCTCTTGTAGCAGCATTTCGCCGCCATATTCGCCAAGACCATCAGGTGTTCCAGTGATGCCCTCCAACGCCACTTCGCCAGCCGGATACCAGTGGTACTTGCGGCCCAGGAGCTTCGCAAAAGCCGGGCTGAATAGCTCTTCCCAATACTCGAAGAGTACCCCTTCCCAAATGAAGCCAGCCCCCATAGTTGCCGAAGAGTTCCAGTTGTTGGGGCGGTGAGTCTCTATCCCCGATGTTTTCAGGAGGTCCCTGATAACATCAGTGAGATGGAGACCCGCCGACCGTGGGTTGTTGCCACTCCCAAGTACGGGTAGGTCTAACTCAAGTAGGCGAGCCTCCATGAAGTACCCTTACTTCCCCTTGATAACGCCGTTGGTGAACTCCCACGGCCCGGCAGTCAGGAAGGAGTCATCCTGTACCATCATGGCCATCAGGTCATTCCGGTCGGGATCGCTGGCCAGTTCGGCATCCTGGATCACCAGCATGGGCAGGTCGGCCTTCTTCACGCCCTTCTTGCCAGCCGCAGCGACGTAGCGCAGGATAGCGGCGTTGGCCTTATCGACCAGGGCGGTGTCGGTCGGGGGCGCAGCATCGTCGCCGATCAGGGCGTAGATGCTGGTCACTACCAGGGCCTCGAAGTCCTTCTCTTTGCCCTCAGCGTCCTTCAAGCCTTCCCGCTTGATCTTGGTGCGAACCCAATGGGCGTCAATGCCGATCAAGGCTTTGACACTCTCGGAGTCCAGAATCTCGTCGGGTACGCCCGCAGCGGCGAGGGATTTGCCCAGCAGGGCGAAGTTGGTCTGAGCGTGGATAGACCGACGCTTCCCGGTGGCGATGAAGGTCGTGCCGTCCGGGCTGGGGGACCAATCTTCGGCCTTGCCCACGCCAAAGTATTGCTTCACAGGGGTCGTCATGCCCTCCCCGATCAGGAGAAGCTCGACGGCGGGGATGGGCGTTTGCTTGCCGTTGTAATCGAAACGAACGCAGGTAGCGTCCACGATCTTTGCCCGCTCGTCATTGGGAAACAAACCAGTCGATTCGTCGTAAGTCTTGGGATTGAAAAGACCCATTTGGTAAAACCTCCAGTGTTACTTAGTGTTATTAGATTAGTTTAAGCCATCTTGCTAACACAGAAGCCAAGATGGAACTAACTATCACTTGGCTTAAAGAATATAAGCTAAATGATATTATCGGAACGAAAAGCCAATCAATCATGCCAGACCTTTCGCCCTCGCCAAACCATACGGTAACGACAGTGTAACTCCTTCTACCTCCTCTACTATTGCAATGTCTTCACGGGGTAACTTAACCCGCTTGCCAGTAGCTTCATCCTCGAAGATAACGCTTTCATCATCGAGGCGTTTCAGAACACGTCCTCTCAGGTCAATGTCCCGGCCCATTCCATTTAGCCCTTCCTCTTATTTGGTAGTGCAGGTGCTTTCATAATGGCGGCTTTGAACCACGCCGGAGCTAAGTCGCCGTACTTGTGCCATAGCCAATCGAAATGATCGTCAATGACGAATGTTTCGCAGTAGTCGTCTTCGGCCCGCACCCCACGCCCGGCAGCTTGCACCAGCGTTTGCCACGCCATGTAGTAGGGCAGCTTCGGGTCCTGCTTGGCCCGTTCCTGATGGATCAGGCTGCGCCCATCGGGGAATGGAACCTTGGCGATTACCTGCCAGCGACATTCGTCGTGGGGGAAGTCCCACCCGGTAGTCATGCTCGGGCTGACCAGGAAGGCCGGGGCTTGACGGTGCTTGAACGCCTTGACCTTCATAGCGGCGTCGTTGCTACCGTGGACAATGGCCCATGGCCCGTAGCCATTGGCTCTCACTATGTCTCTGGCCCGGTCGTAGCTGACCGTGTGGATGATGCCCTTGCTGGCAAGCCTCGACTTCACGATCTGGTCAATCCGAGCCAGCCAGATCATCCTTGCCCCATGGTCCATATTCCGATCTACCCTGACAGTTGGGAGCCAGTAGATCATGCGGTTAGCCAGTGGGAAGGGCGATAGATAGCTCTTGACGGAACGCTCCTTGGCCCCCAGCATCCGAGCCGTATGCTCTGTCACCGTGGCGCTGGTCATGCGAACTGCGGGTACTCCCTGGAACAGGCAGCCCTCAGCGTACTTGATCAGCGTCAAAGGGTTGATCTCGTACACGCCCCGGCGAATCTGCTCAACTACCAGGGGCGACTTGACGATCCGGCCCAGGTTATCAAGGATACGAGCGGCCCTTCCTAACTGCCGGAGCTTCTTGAGGTTCAGGTCAGGGTTGAACAGGCCCTCTTTGATTAGCCCTTGCACAGTGACCGACATTGCCTTGTGCCAGTGTTCCCAATCGGGAGTTTCGTAGCAGTGGCCCGTAATCTCGCCGAAGAACCCCAGGTCTATCTCTATCTTGAGGTAGTCGTGTAGGTGATCAGGGGCGGCATGGGCCTCGTCCATTACCAAGGACTTGACACCCTCGCCTAAGAACTCGCCCATGTGCAGCCACATGGCATAGTTAGTCACCACGTAGCGGGCCATCTTGGCAGTCTTGAGGGCGTCGTAGTAGGTGCAGCCGCCCCGCTTGAACTCGCAATCCACGCCATAGTTGCACATGGCGTCGTCGCAGGTGGGGGAGTCGCCCCGGACGCACCGATAGTTCCCCTTGCCTCTAACCTCTACCAGCCCGATCACGTTGAAGTCTTTGATTAGCTGGTCTTGCAGGCCCTTGGTACTGGTAAGGATGATGGTCTTCTCGCACCGCTGCATCATGGCAGCGATATACATCAGGGTCTTACCCAGGCCAGTAGGGGCGTTCTGGATCAGGAACCGGGTCTGGCAGGCCAGGGAATCCTCAATAGCCTGCTCCTGCCCCGGACGCCAGCCCGCAAACTTGGCGGGTAGGCCAAGATCAGGCGGCTTCTTTAATGACATAGGGGCAGTCCCAAGGGGTTTGGTCAAAGCCACATTCGCAGACCATAGCGAAATACTGGAACCGGATGCACTCCCGGCAGGGCACGAAATTGCAGGTGTAGCAGTCGTCGCCCTTCCAGCAATAGTCTGCACCGGAGCACTCGAACAGGCCCACTTCCTCGCACCTATCCAGCATGTCTTGAAGCCAAACACGGGAGGAGCGGCAGTCGATACCACATTCTTCGCAGTTCTTGAAGGCCGCACAGAACGGGTTCTTGCCGCCGAACAGGTTCTCCCGGTAACAGTCGGGCGGGTTTTCTGCATAAGCGGAGCAGAAATCGCAGCCGTGTTTACCATAGAGGCAGTAAACTATAGCGTCGAACCACTTGTCGTACTCGTCGGGGTTGCCGACTGCGAGTAGCTTACGCCGGTATTCTTTAGCGTCCATCATTGTATCCTCATTGCTGGTAAGAACTGGTATGCCCAGCTACCGAAGTCGGAGTCGTTCGGCGTGGCAATCAAGTTCCAATCAGAGAACACTACTTCATGCTCTATGACCACGACCCGCCACGCAATAAACTCACATGGCCCCACGAAGTCTCTAAGGGAACAGATTACGGCTGCCGCATAAGTGCCGCTCTCAAGCGAGAGAGTATCGGGGGCATACAGCACCCCATCAAGAACCTCGCTCAACCTGTTCTTGGCAGGGAACACGGTGACCAACTCGCTCCTAACAGAGTCGGTTAAGGCAAGCTCGCCCGCCTTGACAGATACCGCCATAATCCCCAATGCCATGGTCATAACCAGCGCCACAGCCATGATGTAGGCCAACAGCCAGCGGATCACCTTAGTTCACCGTGATCCCGTATTCTTCCGGGTGAGCCAGCCGGAACTCTCGAGTCTTGTTCCATGCCTGGACTACCCGCAGGATCATATCTTCGATCTCGCCAACCTCTATCGGGTCGTAGTAGTCCTTGGAGAAGACCAGATAGGCCCCGAAGCCGATGTTCTCATCAGCTATCGGACGCTTGATAAACTCCTCTTCTTCTGGCTCGGGAACTGGAAGGGCCAGTGGCGGGGTCGGTGCTGAGGCGCAACCAGCACAGTCGTAGCTACCATAGCAACCGTCTATTTCCTCGAACTCACAATCAGACATGACTTTCTCCTTGCATTCCACTTCCCGCTGTGGTACGGTTAATGTGGGGTGCTATCGCCCGGCTTATCCAGGCATTGTAGAAGTTTACAGGATAGTGGGGACCACTCTGGAGACAACCCGTATCTCAGCCCCCCGTAAAATCTGCACTTCCGGGCATTGGTTGCAGGCCAGCGCCGGAAGGCTGACTACGTATTAGGTAATGATATTAAGGTATTAGGGAGTGATTAAAGCCGGGCCGGTAGCCTTCTAATCCGTGGGTCGAGCGTTCGAGTCGCTCCAGGCGCACCACTCAGAGAAGTGGAGACCATTTCGGAGACAGATTAACTCAACCATTGGTTAAAAAGCGTGGCCCCCTAAATGTGCGGGTTTGGGGAGTCGAACCCCGTCTCCGGCTCGTATAGCCGGTGTGCTACCCCATTGCACCATCACCCACAAATATGCGGAGTCGGCTGGTCAACCACTCGCTTCCCATCGGGGCAACCCCCGCCTAAGCCTTGTCCGTTGCGCCGACCCCGCCGCACATTTAAAGTATAACTTGCGCCCCCCGGTTCTACGACCTTAAGGCCGTAAGTCCTATAAAACGCTGAGGTTTTGGGGATAGGCGCACGAGTTGAACGTCTTGTCGCCAAGCAAGCAGTTATTAACATTGACTCTTATTTCAAGCGAGCAATCCTCCTTTTCGGCCAGCCGTCTTGACCACAATATACCCCACCAATCAATAGCTAACTCCAAGCAGTCGGCACAAACGCAAACAGGTTCATGTGTGGGCTTGAACAGCCGGACAAGATAGAAGAACAGGTCTTTAAAACCAACAGGACGGTTACAGTAGGAACAAATCCCCGTCTTGCAGGGGAAAGAATAAGCGCAGCCTACTTCTCGGCCTTCATCCCAAAGTAGCATTGTCGTTCCCTCCATGGATACGCCACTGCTATAGGACTTCTAATGCGGTATCAGCCCTTCCCAAGTCTTGTAGATAGTTGTTAGTCGTAACTGCGCTCTCGTGCCCCAGGATTTGCTGGATCGTGGTAAGGGGAACACCAGCTTCGGCCAAAGCAGAGGCCGTGTAATGGCGCAGGTGATGGTACGTGAACTCAAGCACCCCAGCCTTGCGGCACAGGGTCTTGAGGAACTTGTCCCGGTAGATGTAGCGCCACTTGTTGACATCAAAAGGATGGCGCTTAGTCATCTCAAGGTTATTGAATACCCAAGGAGTGATAAGAGGCCCGAGCCACTCACGAACGAGTTGCAGGGCAGCGTACACCCGTTCTACCATGTGAACTGTACGGTACTTCCGGTTGCCTCCCTTCTTCTTGCGGGTCCACAGCTTGAGGGTGCGCCGCTCGAAGTCCACGTCGGCCCAGGTCAGGCCGTTGATCTCGCCAACTCTGGCCCCGGTAAACAAGATAGTCTCCAGATAGGCCCTCTCCAGGGGTCCGGCCAGTTCCATCACCTTATCAATATCCTCCCGCTTAGGTATCAGCTTGCGGGCTTTCTCGGTAGGCAGGGGAGCCACGCCGAAGGCTGGGTTACGCACCAGGGCACCATCCTTGACGGCCTGGGCAAAGACAGCCTTGACCACGATTAGCGAACGGTTGGCGATACTGTTACTCTGCCGCTTGCCAATCTCAATGACCCGGTTACGCACCATCTCGGTCGTGATGTCGGAGGCCCGGAGCAAGTACCAATCATAGAAACCCCGGTCGATGATCCCCACGCAATTCCTGAACCATAGGGGAGTGGAATAGGCTTCGATCACTGCCAGCCGCTTCTCAGCCAGGGCAAGAAAGGTATCGGGGCTTAAAAGCTCTTCGAGTTTTACTCGCTCCCTTGCTTCCTCTACCTCCGCCTCGCCCTTTGTCTGAAAGTAGCGGCGGATTGTCTCCCCCCTGAACTGGAACTTGAAGAAGTAGGGCTTCCGCTTTCTGTCGCTCCTTTTCAAGACGGTCATGGATTACTCCTTTGAAGAACTTGAGGTTCCCAAATGCGGTGGTCCCCCCGTATTCCGTATGGTGATCACGAAGGCTGCGAGGCGACATACGTAGGGCGTCTGCCGCCTCTGCCAGCGTTAGTAACTCCTCCAATAGAATCCCTCCTATTTGAAGAAGTAGGGCTTGGGGTTCTCTTTATGTTCGGCGTACTGCTTACGGCAGGATTGGATTAACTCGTGGAGTTCGTCGAGGGTGATGCCCTCAATCTCAGCTATAGCCTGTAGAAGCGTATAGCTCGGGTCGTGCCTGCCGCTGAACACCTTAGCAAGATTGCTGAGGCTGCCCCCATCTATGCCCTTCTCTTCCAGCTTCTTTGCCAGGGAAGTGAGGACTACTCGCCTCCCTTTGAACACATATGCAATGTATGCCATGATGGTTAACCTCCTACCACCAGCCTAACACGCCCTGGATGGTTACGCAACATATTTGAGCCGGTGTCCACTCCTTTACTCTGAAAATCCTGATAGGGAAGATAAGCACTCGAAGTCAAGTTGTCAACCCCTGGCCGGAGAAACTACCAGGGGAACTTGCCTTCCCGCAGATTTCGTAGGTGGGTTTCGAGTTCGCCCAGGCTGTACTTCTCCAGGGGAATCTCG